GAGGCGACCTTCGACCTCTACAAGAGCGCGGCATTCCTTCGGGAATATGCGGGCGGGCCGATGTACCCGGTCTTTTTCATATCCGATCACAAGGCGCTCGCGCGGACCAACCTCAAGGACATCGCGACGCTGAGGGTAAGGCCGGTCCCCGGGGCCAAGGGCTATAGGATGAGCGGGCTCGGCGAGTGGCGAACACCGCTCAGCCACACCATCAGGGTTGTCGGCTACAAGCGGACAGCCGCGAGCGAGAAGCGCACCCGGACCCTCGTCGAACAATTCCTCTTGACGCGCCACCGCGTCGCTAGTAACGTATCTAGTGACGAGTCGTTCGGAGACCTCCCCGGCCATCCGTTCCGGGGAAACCAGTGGACAGACGGGCCGGGAGGTGGCGATGAAGACGTAGGCAAAAAGGAATCTGGTGAGCGGACCCCCGGCGAGCCGCCGGGGGTCCTTGACTTCCGTCGTCCAAGCGCGGACGAGTTCATCGCTGCGCGGGACCGTGGCTCCAGGCCGGGATACCTGAGCCCGCTTACCGCCGACGATTTGAAGGGCAAGCAGTTCTACCTGAGCGCGGATAGGACGGTTGGCTACGTGCTCGACAATAACCGCGACTTCGGCAACCTATTCAACAACGGCGGCCCGAAGGGCGCTGCGCATCATGCCATTCTGCGCGCGGTGCGCCAGGGCGCGCAGACGCTAGACTGCTTCGATGGGTTTCTGCCCGGGCTCTACTCGAAGTACGGATTTGAGGCGGTCAGTCGCCTAGCGTTCGATCCACAGCAAGCGCCGCCGGGCTGGAACAGCGAGAAGGACGACGCCCCGGATGTTGTCTTCATGGCGTACCGAGGAGGAGATCGTGGAACTCTCGAAGGCCGCGTCGGCGCGTTCCGACGCTACGAGCGCAGCGACGGACGACAGCGAGGTGCTGATTACGATCAGGCAAAGGCTGACCAGCGAGCAGCGCTCACAGTTCGACGCGATGACCGAGGGCGAGAGGGACTCGCTGGTGGGCCTGGCGAAGGGGTCCGGCGGGATCGACCACGTGATCGAGAGGTGGGGTCCGCTCATGCGGCAACTGGAATACGTCCGGACGTTGTAGAGCCTGTCTGGCTCGCGCCATTCCTCGCCGTCGTCGAGCGGTTCTACGATCCCAACCAAGAGCGGGACGAGGGTGGTCGGTGGACAGACAGTGGCGGCAGCGGTGGGCCGGACGCGGCGCGCGGAGTGCGCGTCCCCAAGAAGCGCCCGGCCGATCCGCCCGCCATCCCAAGAACCGAAGGAACCCGCAAGGTGATCTCGTTGCTGATGGCGTCAGCCGAAAAAATCTACAACCGTTCCGACGATTTCTCCGGGGCGCTGGCGCGATTCAATACCGAGCAGGTGCTCACGTCGCAGGACCATGCCGTGCTGATGGACGGCATGATGGTGCTGCGCCTGTACGACAGCAAGGCCGACGCGTCTCGCGTACCGCTGAGCGATGCCGACAAGGAGGCAATCGACGAGCTATCGAAGCACATCGCCGCGCATTGGGATCAGGCGGTAAAGGTCGAAGCCTGGCAGAAGGCGCAAGCCGCTTCAGTGAAGATCGACGAAACGCTCGGCCCGGAAGCACAGCGCTTCAAGAGCGCGTCCGAGGCCGAAAAGAAGCTGTCAGCCGCCTACCCCGAGACCGGGTTCAACCTCAAGGGTCACGACCCGCGGCTGCTCGGCGTGATGGCCGCCGGCATCGAGACGGTAGAGCGAGAGTTTCCCGGACTGATGAACGGGGTGGTGTATGTTGGTACGCAGAGAACACCGGGCAAGGCGTGGGCCTACGCGCTCCAGAACGCCTCAACGGGCGGCCCGCCCGAGAAGGGGAGCCGCGTTTATTCATCGACGAAGTACCGCGACGCTACTGGCAATCTGCTCTCGTGGCAGGAGGTAAACGACAAGCTGGCGCCCGGAATTCATGTGCCCTTTGCTGGGGCCGTGCCGCCAGATACGGAACTCAGAAAGGCCGGCCTTGAGCGCGTGGAGATGCGTGAGGTGCGTCTGGCCGATGGGACACGGCGGCCGTTTAACCCGGAGACCGACGCCACAAGGCAGGGCCAGGGGGTTTGGCTCAACGGCACCCTTGGTAAGGACCCGGCCCGTGTAATCAGAGAGCATGAGGCCAGCACTGTCCCTTCCCCGCGTAGCCCGCTCGGCTTCCACGACAGGATGAAGGACCCGGCCGAGGTGATACGTCATGAGCTTGGGCACCTTCTGCACTTTCGGTTCATGAGCGATCCAGATGTACAGGAATTCATCGGAACGCACTACAAGCACGACCGCCTCATCAGCGATTACTCGAAGAAGAACAGCAAGGAGTTCTTTGCCGAGACCTACTCAGCGATGGTCTACGGCGACGACAAGACGAAGGCCCACCCGACAGTGCAGGCGATGAACATGTTGATCGAAAGGCTACGCGCGAAGTGGGTGGCTGGGCACGAGGCAGGCCGGAAGAGGGTTATCAAGCGATGAGCGCCCCCATCTATAAGCCGATCTGCTTCTACTGCCGCCACTACAACGCTAACAGCCTGCCGGCAGCCTGCGCCGCATTCCCGGGCGGAATTCCGGAGCCAATCTTTGATAGCGAATCCGATCATAGGCTACCGTTCGAGGGCGACCACGGTGTGCGCTTTGAGGGTTTTGGCGCGGCGCCGTTGCCGCTCGAACTGGATCCGTTCGCGGAACCTATCGAACAGCCCGGCCCCGAGGACGAACACGCGCTCGATGCCGTGTGGCAGCGCGAGCAGCACGACTTCGACCCGAACCAAGCGCGCGATGAGGAGGGGCGGTGGACCGACGACGGCGGAGCCGGCGGGCCATCCGGGGAGCCGGCCGCATCCGTGGCACCGACGCCAGAGGATACAAAGAAGGCCCTGCTGACACCGAAAAAGGGCGTCAGCGTCTGGTCGGACAGCAGGGCTGACGTGAGGCAGGTTTCAGAAGAGATCCTTGGCGAGGCGCTGGATCCGGAACAGGTCGCCGCGCTCGTGGGCGCGCCCGAGGGTGCGAGCGTCGAGATCAAGGCTTCGTCTAGTGAAGGCGACGACGGCGCGCGAGAGCGCTGGTGGAACTCGTCCGCCTACTCGAACTGGCGCGACGAGCAGCAGCGCGACTACCTGGCCAACGTGTCGGATCGCGACATCTGGGACGAGGCCACGGGCGCGCAGCAGAGTGATCTCCGCACGGCCTTCATGGAGGACTTCACTCCGGAGCCGGACGACGACTATCCACAGCCGACCGAAATCTTCCTGGACAACAGCACCGTCGAAGAGCAGGGCAAGATGGTGCGTGAGGTCAGCACCGATGCGGCCGGTGCGGCCGACCTGAAGCGCTGGGACGATGCCGTGCAGGCCGAAAAGCTCGCTGACGGGGCTGTCGAGCGTACCGAGGCGGCGGCCAACGCGATCGAGAAGAAGTGGCATGAGAACGGCAGCGCCACGGAAGAGTATGGCGCAGCCAAGTCGGCCGAAAGCCGAGCGCTCAATGAGCGGCGGGGTGCGCGGGACACGCGCGCCGAGACGTTCCGTAGCCTGGTTGAGGTGGACGAGCTTGACCTCAGCACCGATCAGCAGGAGTTTCTAAACGAGGCGCGTACCGAGTGGAGCGACAAGAAGCTCGGTGATGTAGAGCCCTCCGAGATCGTCGAGTGGGCTGGCGGCCAGGGGGGCCGTTCCGAGGCGAGGCAAACCTACGACGACATCCGCGACCGAATGTTGGAGAACTACGAGGAGGACTCCTACTCCGAGTCGCAGGCGTTCGGCGAGTGGCGTGTACGTGAGGGCGAAGACAAGACAGTACTGAAGATCGAGGTGACGGGCGGCGGTGTCAAGAAGATGGAACGTACCATCATGAAGGACGACAACGGTGATGCGTTCATCTACAACGACTACTTCCAGGTCGAGCGCGGGACGCGCGGTAGGGGTATCGGTAGCGCCGCGCTGTGGGACGAAGTGCGCGCCGCTCAGGCGCTAGGAATCAAGAAGATCCGCACCAGCGCGGCCGGGGACGGGGCGTCGCTAGAGACCAACCCAGGCTCCTTCAACGGCTTCTATACGTGGCCACGGCTTGGCTACGATGGGCAGATCAATCCCGACGGGCTTCCCAGCGAGCTTCGGGGCAAGATGCCGAAGGACTCGCGCTCCATTCTCGACTTGTTCTCGATCCCCGGCGGCGCCGAGTGGTGGAAAAAGAACGGGCACAGCTTCTCCGCGACGTTCGACACGCGGCCGGACTCGCGGTCCTATCGGATCCTGTCCGAGTACATGAGGGCGGCCAAGGCCCGGCAGGCAGCTAAGTCGGCACCGGTTGCGGCGGCGCCGAGCCCGAAGTCGATGCCCTACATGCCGTCGAAGGCGGCACCGAAGACCGCGCCGTGGGCGAAGCCGTGGCAGGCGTCGGCCGGCGGGCCGCGGGGCTACGATCCCGAGAACCCACCGCTGCGCGGGCCGGACGGCTACCTGCCGCCGGAGCTTCGCAAGCACGAAGACCCGGAACCGCTCACCGACGAGGATGAGGAAATCCTGAATCGGATCTGGCTCAAGGAACGCCGCCGTGCGGCGCGCGGGCGGCACGGCCTCGTGCCGGCCGAGACCCTCTACGATCCGAATCAGGCGCGCGACGAAGGCGGCCAGTGGACGGATGACGGTGGGGGCGACGGCGGCGACGAGGACGGCGAGGGCTCCGCGCTGCCCTGGCCGTCACGCACGTACAGCGACAAGGAGTTCGAGGCCAAAAACGCAGCCTATCTGGCCGCCAGGGCCGACCTGGCCGCCAAAGCAAAGACCGAAGGCATCGGGATCCGCGCAGAAGATCGCCTGGACGCCGAGCAGGGCGTCGAGTTCTTCTACGACAAGATGTCACGCGATCCGCAGTTCTTCGAGCAGACGATGGACAGCCTGCGCGGCGCCTGGGTCCACATCGGGGGCGAGGGTCCCAGCACGTTCCGGCTCGCGGCCCAGATGGCTTTCGGCCTGGAGGACGGCGCCATTTTCGACGCCAAGGTGGGCCGCTTCCGCGAGGCCGGCGAACTGGAGCAGGGTACGGCTACGGTGTGGGCCGCCGCGATGCGCAAGGAGTACGAGGACACCCAGGCCGAGCTTGCCAAGGGGATCGAGTTCGAGACGATGCCGACCAGGGTGGACTGGTCCGAGTCGAGCGACTACTCCGATTGGCAAAACGAGCAGGAAAAAGAAGCCTGGGACAACGCATCGGACCAGGACAAGATCGACGCGCTCGGCTCCAAGGGCAAAGCGGCTGGAGCGGCGTGGGCTGCCGAGAACATCGACGAGGTGTCGAAGTATTCGGACCAGGAGGACGGAGTAGTCGCGCCGGACGCCACGGACGCCTGGCTCGAATATGAGACGCGAACGCCCGACGAGATGCGCGAGAAGATCGCCGAGAGGGGGGCCGACCCGGCGGCCTTCGATGCTGCCGTGGAAAACCAGACGGCTACGCATGACGCCTGGTGGGCAGCCGACGAAAAGAAGCGCGACTTCAACAAGGAGCTTGCGAAGAAGTACGGTGACGGCTACATCGACATCGACAAGATGACCGATGGAGAGCGCGGCCTCAGTCGCACGCTGGACGGCGAGCAATCCCGCGCGTACAACCGCTGGACGAAAGCCAAAGGTGAAGTCGAGGCCGCCTTCCGCGACTCCGCAAAGCTGACCGAGAAGGATCTCTCGGCCGACGAGCAAGAGAAGTTCACCAACGTCCGCAACGACTACATGGACGAGTGGGGGCCGCGCGCCTACGTCCACTCGGACGAGGGGGAGGAGAGGGCGAGGGATCGTTTCATCTACGACCTCGACCTCGATGACAGCAATGCTTATGCAGATTGGGCCGCCTCGAACAGAGGCAAGGCGACGGCGCCGAGCCTCACGATCGACCCGGAGGACTGGCCCTACACGCTGACGCGCGGCGTCAGGAGGGGCGCGAAGGGGTACGTCAGAAACTTCGCCGAGTCGTTCACGACCGACAAGAGCATCGCGAAACAGTTCGGCATGGAGTTGATCGAGGAGCGGGTCGATCGTCGCCGTGTCCTTGCGTTCCAGGGCGGTAAGCACTGGAAGGCGAAGAAGGGCGGCTTCGGCTGGACCGAGAACGAGTGGATCGTGCTCTCGGGTCGCCCGCGCTGGACGGATCCACGGCAGCAGAAGCTACTATTCAGACGGAGGCCGCATGAAGACGCGCAAGGTCAAGAAGGCGGGCGGCGGCTCGATTACGGAGTACATCCCGGAAACAGCGGCCGACCTGCGCAAGCTGGAGAAGCTGATCCGGGACGGCCAGGTGGATCCCGGCGAGAGACCTACGCCACCCCCGGCCAGAGGCAAGGTAAAACCCTCTACGAACTCCTCCACGAGCTAGCCGGCAAGAGCGAGAACCAACTCGCCGAAGCCTTCCTGGTCGCGCTCGCCGCGGTCCAGGAATCGGTTTCGTTGTCCGAGCTTGAGGCCGCGCTCAAGGAACTCTCCGACGCTACGCGCAAGGTGCCGAAGGACGCGGACGCCGAGAAGGTGCTGAAGGCCATCAACTGGCACACGCTCGGTTCGCCAGCGCTCAGGGCTGGTATCGACGCCATCGTGACGGACGTAGTGGGCAAGGCCGGCGACCTGACGGCCGGCGAGATCCGCGAGCTACCAGGCATCGAGGGTGTGCTCGACCACTCATTCAACATGAAGGACCCGCGTGTCCAAAAGTGGATCCGTGCGCACGGTGCCGACCTGGTGAAGGACATCACCGCGACGCAGAAGGACGCGATCCGCGACATCCTCGCGCGCGCGTGGGACGAGGGCCTGCACCCATACGACCAGGCTAAGCTGATCCGCGATCACATCGGCCTGTTGCCGTGGCAGGAGGATGCCGTCGCCAGGCTCGACAGGTCGCTCCGCGACGAGAGCGAGGACGAGACCGAGATCCGCCGGCAGACGGGCAAGGCGACGGGCCAGTATCTGGACCAGCGCGCTGAGGTGATTGCGCGCCACGAGACGATCGTGGCCGCATACCAGGGGCACCGTGAGGGCTGGCGCCAGGCGGCCGAAGAAGAATTGATCGATACCGATGTGGCGGTCCAGCAGTGGACGGCCGCGACCGAGAGCCCGCGCACATGTGCGTTCTGTGCGTGGCTCGACGGGAAGACGGCCAAGCTCGACGAGCCGTTCCCGGATCCGCCCGTGGAGCTTGAGCCGAGCGGCTACGTGCCGGGGTCGGTGTTTCAGCCCGGCGATCCGCACGTGCAGTGTCGCTGCGGGATCATGATGCGGCCGTACGGGCTGAGTGGGGAGCCGCCGGAGCAGGATGGTCGCACGCCGGCCGAGCAACTCGGCGACAAGCTCTCCGGCAAGAAGGCGCGTCACGCCTTCGACCCAAACCAGGAGCGCGACGACTCCGGCCGCTGGACCGATGGCGGCGGCTCTGACGAAAGGGCGAATTCCGAGAAGCGGCTAGCGTCCAGCCCGGTGAAAGAGCGCCGCGATCTCGGTGGCGGAGTATCAGAAACTGAGATAGTAACGCTCGGAGACGGAACGCGAGCCGTGTTCAAACCGGCGGAGGGAGAACCCGAGAACGAGTTGCGCGATGATATCGAGCCCGGCCAGCAGACCGAGCGCGAGGTTGCGGCCTGGGAAGTCGCAAAGATCGTCGGCATGGACGATCTTGTGGCACCGACTATCGAGCGCGAGATCGACGGCAAGCGCGGCGCGCTGATCGCGTGGCAAGAGGGAGACCTCGCGTTCAATCTCAACACCGAGGACTCGTTTGACGGCAGCGAGGACCTGGCCCGTGCCGCGATTTTCGATTTTGTGATCGGCAACTCTGATCGCCACGCAAGGAATTGGCTCGTCGAAAAGAAGACAGAGAAGCTGGACATGCGTGCCATCGCCGAAGAGAGTGGCGGCAAGCTGCTGGACGGCGGGCGGGACAGCCTTTACGTGGAGTTTGACTCAGCCGCTAAGGGCCGCGCGTTCGCGGACAAGCTCAAGAGCCTGGGCATCGAAGACGTTGACCTCCAAGATGACGAGGCCGACAGCGGGAAGGCGTGGGTCGGGGCGACACTCACGCCTGAGCGTATCGTTGGTCGCAAGCTCCGCCTGATCGACCACGGCCTCGCGTTTCCAAGCTCTGAATCGATACCGCAGGGCAACACAGCCTTCATGGCGCATGCAGGCAACAATCTCAGCGCGATTCCGGCTGATGTCGTGAGCAAGTATGTAAGGGCAGTCCCGCAGCTAGAGAAGCGGCTTCGGGAGCTAGGGTTGCCGGACAGGGCCATCGGCTCCGTGAAGCGTCGCATCGAACTGTTGAACGAGGCCGACAGCTTCTATGGCCTGGGGCGCTACGTCAAGCAATCGATGTGGTGGGTGGGGACGGAATGATGGTTATCGAAATCCTGGTGCTGAAGGACGGTAAGCAGCGCGTAGCTGGCGCTCTCGACGTAGGACTCGACGGCAGGCTCCGTGTCATGCCGGCATCGTCGGCCGATTCTGCGATGATGGGCCGGATCGCCAAAGACAGGCTCGTCATCAAGGGCCGCGTGCTCACGGCCGACACCGACCTCCCGGCCTGGCTCGCGACGCTGCCGACCGTCTACGACGGCACCTACCTGCGCGCTCGCGCGAAGTGAGCCAGGTGTCATTCCTCTCGTAACCTCGTCACTATAGACTGGGCCTGGTCGATCCTTCGGGGATCGGGGGCTCAGCGATGCGCGCCGCAGTAGCCGCTCTCGCGCTTCTGTCGTTCGTTCCGCAAGGCGCGCTCCTGCGGTCCGGGCGGTGCGAGATACCCCAGGCCCTACACCAAGCGGTGCGGCTCTATCCGAGGCTCGGGTGGGGGGCGCCGATAGCCGGTGGCCGGATCCTGACCGCGCGCCATGTCATCTCGGGAATCGACAGACCAAGCTGGACCCTTGCCAACGGCACAGGTGGCGGCCCGCTGGAGATCGAGTGCGAAGACAAGGACTCGGATCTGGCGGTCCTGCGCATCCTGGGCAAGGCTCCAGAACCGATGAGACTTGCGAGTGTGGAGCCAGGGCCGCAGGAGCGCCTATGGTGGCGCGCGTTGATGCTGAACAACGCTGCGGCCTCCGTGCGTGGCTACTACCTGGCGCGCGACCAAGATCGAACGTTCGCAATCGACGGCTGGATCCATCCGGGGGCCTCTGGCAGTCCGGTTGTGAACGACTCGGGGGAGATTGTCGGCGTGCTGCTCGCGTCGGTCAACGTGATCGCGGGCGATATCCAGCCGGGCAAAGACGTAAGAGGGCTGTTCCGGCCGTTCGCTCGCGCAGCCGACCCGCGCCTGGGGCGGTGCGCGATCAAGTGACCTGTAGTGCCTTGCGTACTATAGGGGGCTCGCTAGGATGAGTATCGTGAAGCAAGACCTACGGCCTCGCATCGCGGCCGAAACCTTCACCGCCAAGTTCGCGCTCGCGGACCACGACACCAAGACCATGCAGTTTCACGGCATGGGCTCGGTGTTCGGTGTGCCCGTGGACACGTTCCCGCCCACGGTAATCATGCACGGCGCCTTCTCGAAGACGCTGGCCGAGCAGGGCAAGCGCGTGAAGATCCTCTGGCAGCACGACACCACGGACCCGATCGGGCGACCGGTATCGATGAAAGAGACCGAGCACGGCCTTGACCTGCACGCGCAACTCGACCCGGTTCCGAACGGTCAGCGCGCGATGCTCCAGATCCAGAGCGGCACGCTCACCGACCTGTCTATCGGCTTCGATCCGCTGAATTGGGACATGATGCCGGTCTCGCGGCTCGGCAAGCTCGGAATCGACATGGCCAGCCTGGAGACGTACGGGCTCAGCCAAAACGATCCAGTCCGTGCACTCAAGGAAGTCAGGTTGTGGGAGGTTTCGGTGGTGACGTTCGGGGCGCAGCGCGCCGCGACGCTGACCGCCTTCGCGCTCGCGTTCCGGGACCTGCCACTGGCCGGCGCTGATCTGCCGTGGAGCCCAGAGATCCAACGCGCGGCCACCGGGCGCGTGCGCGCGTGGGCTGGCGACAACTTCGAGCGCCTGTGCCGCGCCTACCTGCTCGCCGGAACCGACGCAGAATCCTGCCGCTACCAGATCGCGGACGTTGTGGATAACCGGCTGGTGGTGATCCCGCAAGCGGTTATCACCGTGGGCGAGCGTGTCGCGAAGGCGAGTTTGCCTGGCCATGCTGGCGAATACGCGCGCGAGCACCTGGCAGCCTACTGCCACAAGATGGGCCGCCTCGCACCGTGGGAAGAGGGTTCCGTCGTGGCCGAGACATTCAGGGGCCGCCGGCTGTCGAAGAAGAGCCGCGGTCATGTGGACGACGTGAAAAAGAAGCTCCAGGACGCGCTTGCCGCGATTGGAGAGTTCGAGGGCTACGCAGACGAGAACGAGCAGCCCGCTCCTCCGGCGCTCGGCACAGCCGCGGCTGACCTGGGAACGGACGGCCACGACACACCATCGCCAGCGCCCGACACGCCACCGCAGGCAACTGCCGGCGCAGACAAACCAGCCGAGGCCCTGGTCTACATGGTCGAGGAGCGCGACGGCAAGTTCTGTGTGGTGAAGTCCGGGACCGGCGACGAAGTTGTCGGCTCGCCGTATGACACCAAAGACGAGGCTGACGAGCACATGAAGGAACTGGCGAAGGGCGTGGAACCGGCCGAAAAGAACGCGCTCTCCATCGAGAGCTATCGCGACGCGATCAGGGCGGCGCTTCTGAGCATCCTGGGCGAGCCCTACGGGCCAGGTGCCCAGGGCTGGGAAGTCGAGGCGACCTTCCCGGACAGTGTGATCGTCAACCGCGGCGGCCAGCGCTATCGCTATCCCGTGACGAACGACGGCACAGGAAACATGCGCCTCGGCCAGCCGGTCGAGGTCAAGGTCGAGTACCTGCCGGCGGAGGGCCATGCGGCCCAGAGGCCGGAGAAGAAGATCGAGACGGCACCTACAGCCGAGGTGTTGTCCCGCACAGAGATTCGGCTGAAGGAGATGGCGCTCGCCATGGGGGCGGGCGGCATTGTGACGTAAGCCTAAAAACAGCGTCGCACCATCACCTAGGTCCCGCCAAGCCGAGCCGCCTCACGGCACTCACTTCGGGAAGTGGAGTTGGACGACCACTTTCGGAGGAGTGTCATGTACAACGAGGAAATCAAGGCAGCGCGTGAGCGCGCGGCCACGGCCAACGCAGAGGCGCAGAAGTTCGCGCAGGAGATGCGCGAGAAGCCCGAGCAGACGGCCGAGATCGAACAGAAGTTCAACAAGGCGTTCGAGGTCTTCAAGGCCGCGTCCGTCGATCTCCAGCGCTACGAGGGTCTGGCAAAGTCCGTCGCCGAGACCAACGATGCGTACGAGAAGTTCCACAGGCCCGCGGCCGAGAAGCACCTGAAGGCGCTGGGCTTGGATCCCAAGGACCCGGAGTTCGTGAAGTTCCACCGCGAGACGTTCCGCCTGTACGTGGCGAAGGGCGAGGCGTTCGCGGCGGCCAAGCTGGCGCAGTCCCCGCGTGAGACTCACGCGCTGCTCGGCAACGAAGGCGAACTCGGAGGCTTCGTCGCCCCCGAGGACCTGCGCGCCGAGATCATCAAGGACCTGCCGGGCTTCAGCGTGTTCCGCACCGCGGGCGCGCGCGTCGTCCCGACGAGCCGCAACAGCCTGGTGTACCCGTCGATCAAGGCCAACACGGGCTCAGCGCCGGAACCCAACATGCGCACCTCCAACGTGGCCGGCACGTGGCGTCGTGAAGGCGAGCAGGGCACGGACGGGTCCGCTCCCGCAACCCAGAACCAACCGACCTTCGGTGAAGAGCGGATCGACATCCACACCTGGCAGCCCGCCGCTGTCGTCGTGACGGCGGAGTTCGTCGAGGACGCCGTGATCGACGTGGAGACGGTGCTCGGCGAGTTGTTCGCCGAGACGAAGGGCATGGACGAGGACTACCAGTTCATCAACGGGACGGGTGTCACCGGTCCGGTCGGCCTGCTCAACTCCGGTCTCGCCGAGGTCAACTCGGGTGTCACCACCCTGCTGGCCTACGGCGGCATCCTGGACCTCTGGTCCGGCCTGCCGGCGCAGTACCGCAACGGCGCCGCCTGGATGATGAACTCCAAGACGTTCGCCTCGATCCTCAAGCTGGAGAGCACGGGCGGCTTCATCCTGTTCCCGCCAAACTCACTCCCCGGCACACTGCTCGGCAAGCCGGTGTACTTCGACGAGTACATGCCGGATGTCGGGGCAAACGCGAACCCCATCGCATTCGGCGCCTTCCGCTACTACGTGATCGCGGAGCGTGCCGAGATGCGGATCCAGCGGCTCGTCGAGCGCTTCGCGCCGGCCATCGGCCTGTTGCCGACCGCCCGGCTGGGCGGCAAGGTCGTTCGCAAGAACGCCTTCCGTCTCCAGAAGGTGGCCGCGTAACGGCCTAGAGGATCTAGCCGGGGCGGGATTGTCCCGCTCCGGCTCCTCAAAACAACGATCCGAGGAGAAAAGGAATCATGGCGACAAAAGAACTCTACAGCCGGCTGAACGTCGGCGCGGTCCTCTCACTGAAGCCTGTCGTGGGAACGGACGACACAACCGGACAGGGCGCCGAGGTGGACCTCAAGGGCTACGGCTCCGCGCTCGTGCTGTTCGTCATCGGCGCGACGGGCGACACGCTGTCGAGCAGCATCAAGCTCCTGCCCATCGTCGAGGAATCCGACACGAGCGGCAGCGGCTACGCGGATGCGGCGGCGAACCTGAAGGGTGCGCTCACCTTGGTGGATGACAACTCGGAAGATGTGGTCATCCAGGCGGTGGCGTACAAGGGCAAGAAGCGCTTCATCAAGCCGAAGTACGACTTCACCGGCACGCACACGAACGGCATCCCGGTGTCGATCGTCGTGCTGCGCAGTCACAAGGGCGACCTCTAAACCGCCCAATCGAAGGGGCGCCTAGGGGCGCCCCTTCGATACCACCACTCCTCGCACCTGACAGGGGCGCGGTATGGCTTCAACCGATCTCGTCACGCTCGCCGAGGTGAAGGCGGCGCTTGAGATCGTCTCGTCCGACACAACGAAAGACGCGGCGATCAACGCGCTGATCCTTGGTGTCTCACTCCAACTGGAGAACTGGTGCCGCGTACCGCTCGTTCGGCGCCTGATCGTCGAGAGACACGCCACCTGGAACGATCGTTACCTGCGTCTGTATCGCTACCCGATCTACTCTGTAGCCTCGATCGTAGACGACGCCGGGAATGCGATTCTGGTGGCCGACTACTTCATCAACAGAACCGAAGGCACGCTGCGGCACTTCAGTTCATGGCCGGTGCCCTACGACACGATCGGCAACGTCGGCGAGTGGATCGTCAGCTTTGTCGCAGGGCGCTGGTCGGCTGGCAGTGATACGGGCGCCGCAACAATCACGGCGGCAGCGACCGCCGGCACCTACACCCGCAGCGCGGGGAGCTTCCTTACGGATGGCTTCGCGATCGACCAGTCCGTCACTATCTCCGGCTTCGTTACGTCAGCCAACAACGGGACCAAACTCGTCGCGAACGTCTCCGCGTTGGTGCTCACCATCGCGGATAACGCCAGCATGCAGGACGAAGCTGGTGGCGGCAACGAACGCATCGTCACCGCGGCAACTACGAACGTTCCCCAGGACGCAAAGCTCGCGGCTCGCATGCAGATCGCCCATCTGCTTCCACGCAAGAGCCCCGGCATCACGTCGATCAACACGGGCACGCTGGCCCTTTCGTTCCGAGACCCGGGAGAAGAGCTATTGCTGCCCGAGGTGCGCGCGCTGATGGCCAGGTACAAGGGCAACCACATCTGAGGACCACATGGGCACTCCTGGCTTCTTGGCGCCGGAACGCGAAGCGGTGAAAGTCGTTACGAGCGCGCTGCTCAGCCTGCGCGTGTGGGCCGTAAGCGTGGTTGGTATCGCCGTACTGTCCTTGTCGGGGTACGCCTGGGACTCGACGGTTTCCAGAATGCACGCAGCGGAGACGAAGGCAGAGGCGCTCTCTAGCAGGCTCTCCGAGCACGAAAAGAACGATGCGGGGAGCGCCGCGGCGTTGGCGGCCATGCGCGCCGATATCGCCGAACTCAAGGAGCGCTCGCTGCGCATCGAGACCAAGGTGGATCGACTGCTGATGCTGCGAGTTGAGCGCGGGGACCGATGAGGCAGCTATGGCTTGGGCCTTCCTGGCCTGTGCCGGCTGCAAAGCGTTGTACGTCGTGCCGTGCTCGTGTTGCGAATGGCCCTGTCCGGCGTGTGGAAAGGTGAACCGTGGGCATCTTCAGCGGCATGATGTACCAGCAG